GATCAATTAATATTTGGCACAATAGATGCAAAGATTATTTCAATATCACCAGATGCTGTGAGAGGACAGACATCAACATGGTACGAATTAGAATTAGAAATAGACAAGGAATATTTTATTAGCGGAGAGGTTACATATAATCTGGTGCCGGGTATAAATGTTTCTGTGTTCATTCTTACAGGAGAAAGGACTGTGCTGAGTTATATAACTACACCATTCCAAAATGGATTTGGACAAGCACTACAAGAGAGATAATGTTGAGTTGGTTTTTAATAGGTATACTTGTTGGGTTATGCATAAGATGTATCTGTAAGCCACACAAGAACGAAGAAGAAAAGTTTAAAGATCCTTGGAATTGGACATCGTTCGGCGGAGGCGGATAAATGGAAACAGGAATGAAATGGAGATGGACTGCATTAATAGTCTATCTAACAATTTGTATCTTTGATTTTATGATAGTGCCAATATGGTTTGGCATTACCAGACCAGACTATCATATGTTTCTTAATGAAGTTCGTGCCGTAGAAGACACAATGGTACAGATGGAACTGCTAAAAAAATTAACTGCTCAACACTCACCATACACTTTACAGATGGGCGGATTGTTTCATCTAGCATTTGGAGCCTTGCTTACAGGTAGTGCATTTGGACTGAAAAAATGAAAATCCTAAAATGGATAATTGTTTACATTCTAGTTGCGCCTTTATTTTACTTGATTACTTTTCCCATTTGTAGTATAATTGCCTTAATGGATTGGGGTAATGGTAAAACTTTTAGAGAAAATCTTAGAGAAGTAATGGGAATGAAGAAATGAAATTTTTAACAAGCATTTGGATTGTTTTAATCACCGTACTTGTTGGCGTAGGATTAAGAGTGTATGACGTAGAACCTCTGAAAATTTTAAGGCTAAAAACGTTTGACTATTATCAGCAAATTGAACCTAGACAGATTACTTCAAATCACTTTGTAATTGTAGAAATTACAGAACAAGACCTAAAGCAATACGGACAATGGCCTTGGAGTAGAAATTTTATTGCAGATATTCACCAACGAATTATAAATCAAAAAGCAAATACAGTTCAATACAACATATTATTCAGCGAACCTGATAGGCTTAATGCAAGTTCATTCATAGAATCACAAACTTTAACTGAAGACATCAAAGAAAAACTATTGCTAATACCAGACAATGATCAGGTGTTGGCACAGTTCTTTAATGTTGGCGATGCAGTGTTGATGTATAGTGTGAAGAATAGTGCAACAGATGGTAAAATTAAAAAGCCAAACATAATGTATAAAGGATCTGATCCCACAGCCTGGCTTTATAACTTTTTAGGCGTGGTAAACAATTTGCCTATATTTTTAGACAGTGCCAAAGGAGTGGGAGTTAACATTATGATTCCGTCTATAGACGGTACCGTGAGAAGTCAACCTCTTTTAATTAACACAGATCAAGGCATTGTGCCTGCACAAATATTAGAAACTCTTAGAGTGGTTATGAATGGCAGAGCATACAAAGTTGTCACAGCACAAGACGGCGTAAAAGAAATATATTTAAACAGACAGTTTGTAATACGTCCTGATTCAAATGCAATGGTGAATATAAATTTTGCTGATCCTAGCACAATACCTACAATAAGCATTTCACAATTATTAAACACAGACATTGATCTCACCAACAAAATTGTTATTGTAGGACTTAATGCCGCAGGGTTAAGCACACTTAAAGATACTCCATTAGGACTAATGACGGATATGCAAATTTCAGTACAGGCAATGGATACCATTGCTACCAAGACTAATCTGCAGAGGGACAACAAGATTTCTTTACTTGAAATAGTTGTAACAAGTATCTTGCTTATTTTATTTTTAATATTAGTTCCTAGATTAAAAGTGATCTACACTGCGTTACTACTTGTAATCACACTTACAGGTTCAGCATATGGTAGTTGGTATCTTTACAATTCAATGTACCTTCTAGTAGATGTAAGTTGGCCCATTTTAATTTTATTGATTACTTGGTCACATCTTACATTTAACAATTTTGCAATACAAAGTAGACTTAGACAACAAATTAAGAAACAGTTTGAACATTACTTGGCACCCGACATGGTGGCAAAACTTCAAAAAGATCCTACTTTACTTAAATTAGGTGGTGAAACAAGAACGATGACATTTATGTTTTCAGACATACGTGGCTTTACTCCTATAAGTGAAAAGTATAAAGGCAACCCATCAGGATTGACAAAACTTATAAACAGATTCTTAACACGAATGACAGACATTATCATTGCTAATGGCGGAACTATAGATAAGTTTATGGGCGATTGTATTATGGCTTTTTGGAATGCTCCACTAGACATAAAAGATCACGCCAATAGAGCAGTTAAGAGTGCTATAGAAATGCAAAAAGAATTAAAAAAATTAAACAAAGAATTAAAGAAAGAAAAGTTGCCAGAAATTAATATAGGCATAGGTATCAACACAGGTGAGGCACTAGTTGGTAATATGGGATCCGAACAAAGGTTTGATTATTCTGTGATAGGTGATGACGTAAACCTAGCAAGTAGATTAGAAAGCAGTTCTAAAGAACTAGGTAGCACACTTGTGATAGGTGAAAAGACGAAAAATCAAACAGATGGATTTAAGTTTAACAGTTTAGGCACAATTAAAGTAAAAGGCAAAACTGAAAAAATTAAAGTGTTTACTGTAAAATAGTTATTTTTTAGATTTGTTATTTTTTTCTTTTTCTTTTTGTTCTAGCAACATATTAAGTTTTTGAGTCAACCTGATCATATCATTGTCTAGCATTCTAATTCTATCTATTAAAGCAATTAATGTTTTGTTTGCATCTGCAAGTACAGGCTTGATCTCTCTAGTCACCCATACCCAAACGTAGTAAACAAAGTATCCTAGTCCTAGTGCGGCTATGATTGGAAATCCAAATTCTTTTATTGCATTGGCTAATTCTATTGTCATCAATCTTTCCTTGCGTCTTCTTTGCCTTCGTTAGCGGCTATTCTGTCTACATTAGGTTTAACGCCTTCTACGTGTGAAAGCAGTATATCTATCTTGATTAGATCATTGTTCATGGTTTGCACCCTGTTGTCCAGGCTCTTTATTATGTTTTTTAAGCCATGCACAGATCCTGTCACTGTGGCTAGAATGAACCTCAATATTATAAAGATGAAGATTCCTGATGCAACTGCACCCGCTATTGGGAAACCTACTTCCGATACAAATGTTAAAAAATCCATAAATTATAATATATGTATTTATCTATGGGTCATATACCCTTTAATTTTTGGTTGTTGACAAGGTATTAAGTCTATGTTATACTGTTCACTAATGCTTTATCCTTTGTCATTTCTGACTTATATACGGTAAATAGTGAAAAAGGGTCATTTATGAAGAAAAAAACACGTTCAATTTTGGATGAACTTAACAGGATTTCCGAGAGCAGAAACACAGAACACTTTTTGGAAACAACTGGCAGTAATCTTATTGAAAGTGCAGTCAATTTACTAGGTGTCATACAGAGTCATTACCCAGAGGAAACAGCATTAGAACTTGAAAGACGTTTTATAAACAGCATCAAGAACGGTGATCCTAAGAAATTTAAGGTTGGAATTAAGAAGATTATCGATGAAAAAAAGAATTAACGAGGGCGGAAACATCTTCAAGAATGCAGATGGACAGCCGGATACAATTAGAATTAATAGAGTAGATGTAGATCCTACTGTTCAATGGCTTGAAACAATTACAGGATTAGAACTTACCGATTATAAACTTGGCACAACAGGACTTGCCCCTTCGTCAGGTGATATTGATCTTGCTGTGGATCAAGAGAAGATTAATAAAGAACAATTAATCGCAAAACTGTCTGGTTGGTTACGTTCAAAGAATATGGATCCTGCAGAATATATTAAAAAGAGTGGAGTAAGTGTTCACTTTAAGACTCCAATTCAAGGTAATCCTAAAAATGGAAATGTTCAAACAGATTTTATGTTTGGCGATCCTGAATGGATGAAGTTTAGTTTGAGTGGTACTGTGGGCAGTCAGTTCAAAGGCAGTGATAGACACGTGATGTTAGCCAGTATTGCAAAGCCACAAGGATACAAATGGAGTTTTAAATCAGGTTTAATGGATAGAGATACAAATGAAGTAATAACGAAAGAGCCAAATAAGATCGCAGAGTTGTTGCTAGGCAAAGGAGCAACTGCAAATGATTTGTCCAATGTAGAAACTATTCACGCAAAGATTAAAAACAGAACAGACTACAAAGATTTAATCGCTGATGCAAAAGACAGTTTCAGTAAGATAGGCAAAGAGTTGCCTGAGCACGTTATTACAGGAACTCCTGTGTGGTTTAGAAACTTAATGGACAGGATTCCAGAATGAAACTTGTAGAATTCAAAAAAACATCTGGCAAATGCAAGGTCATTGTTGAGTCAGCAAGAATACAACACGCCGAAGATTTAATATTATTTCAAGGACACCAAGGAGCCTTAAAAGCAATTGATATGTTGAAAAACATTGCAGGTGGAAAACAAGGTGTGTCTATCAAGTGGGACGGTTCACCAGCAGTTGTATTTGGATTCAATCCAAACAATGAATTTATTTTTACAGACAAAGCAGGATTCAATGCAAAAAATTATGATGGCAAAAGCACAAATGCAGATGACTTAGAATCAATGATAATGAGCAGAGCCAAAGATGCCAGTAAGAGAAAGTCTTATGCTCAATATAGCATGAAGATGAAACAAGCATTTCCAACAGTTCAACAATCAATGCCTGAAAAATTTCAAGGTTATTTTGTTGGTGATATGTTGTATTTTCAACAGCCTACAAAAAAAGGAAATAGATTTGTTTTTAAACCAAACATTGTAGAATATAGTGTAGACGCTAATAGCGACATAGGAAAACGTATTGCAAACAGTAAAGTTGGCGTAGTAATACATCACACAATGAATGAACAAGGAAGTATTAGTGATTTGAAAGATACATCTATGTTTAAAGATAATGGTTTACTTGCACTACCACCAGCAACTAAAACTCATCCAGGAAATGTTGATTTGTCAATGCTATCATCTGCTGAAGCAGAAGTTAGAAAAAATGCAGGTGCAATTGATATGTTTTTAAATAAAGGAAAATTACAAGAGTTAAAACTTACAGATTTACCAAATGTTTTATATGCTTATGTAAATGGTAAAGTTGACACAGGATTAGATAACTTAGGCAAGGACTTTGGTCAGTGGCTAGAAAGCAGTGCAGTAAGTTCTCCAAAGAAAGCACGTATAAAAGAATATATCATTAGAAATAAGACTGGTTTCGACGCAGTATTTAGAACCATTGCCACAGTAATGGAAACGAAAGATATGATGGTAGACCAACTAGATGCAACAGGATCTGATATTATTGCAACAATAGATGGCGAAAAAGGTGGCGAAGGTTACGTGGCAGGCGCAGGTGGTGACAGCATTAAACTGGTAAAACGTTCTGGATTCACTAAAGCCAACAGAGCGATAAATAGATAAGGAGAACACAATGAAAGCAAAAGAGTTTATAAAAGAATACAAAGACATTGATGATTTAGATGATCCTAATAGAGGCATGGACAAGGACTTTAAACAAGAACCTATGTTCAATCAATTAGGTAAAATTTTAGACAGTCAAGGAAATCCTAATCCGTTAGACACAGTAATAACTGATGATGGCAAAAAGTATAAAGTTACGGCTAGACAGGCTGACACAATCCGTAAATTGATGACTAGCACCCAGGTAAAACCTATGATCAGAGCAGAGTTTACTAAAGCCATTCAAAACAGTGAAACACTGTCTAAGTTTTTAGAAACTAATGACATGGTTCAATTGTTTAAAAGTATGTACCTAGGGTCAAGAGATGGACAAGCAGAACCAGGAATTTACTAAAACAAAATCCAAGCAGATGGAATTTATTCATTCGCTATACGAAGCGAGAATGACTCGCGACACTCGTGATCAAAAAATACTGACTTACACAGACTGTTGCGAAAGAACTTACCTTTCATTGCTGGTGCTTGAGTTATTAAGCAAATATGCAAGACACAGATCGTCTGCTAGAAACTATGCCAAACTTACAGTAGGATTTACCAATTACAATCGTTTCCGAATGATGGGTACAGACTTGTACAACCTTATCTACTTTGTGACTGGCGACCAAGAAGCAATGAACAAACTGAAAGATCCAAAATCAGCAATGGCTCTAAGAAAGAAAACCACATTACCTTTAATGGCTTTGAACAGATATTTGAGTAGAATGAGTATAGGTACAATGTCAAGAGGTAACACACAATTTTTCCTTAACATAGAATCTGCACTGAATATAAGAAACACAACCTATAAAGCCATACGTAGAACATTGGTCACATATGACACAACAAGTTCAATAGATAGGGAAAACACAGTGACTAGATTAGTTCACGCAGTAAGAGCCAAACTAAGAAATTCAGACATAATAGATGATTTAGAACGTTTAGTAGCAGATAGAAACTTAGAAACTGGTAGGGTTTCAGACAATGAACCTAAGATTAGTATTCCTGATATTAACGTACAAGGAAAAGAATTATCACTATACAGATACCTAGTAGGCACAAAAAATATTGTGCTAGTAAAACGTTTTGTCGATCTTGCTTTAAGCAATAAAAGTATTCCTAACACTGTGGTGCAGGCATATCTACCTGCTATAAAAATGTTGCATGACATTGTATCAGCCGGGCCAGCCTATGTCAGTATGCTTCGTGCATTGGCAGAACGTGCCAAAAAGAACAAAAAATAAACGTTCCAGTTTAATTTTTACCAAAATCAATAAATAAAAGTAACCTCGTCCACTGAGCGTGGATTAGGGCATTAACGAGAAAAAAAGGAGAAAAGAAATGCCTAGTTTAACAAAAGTAAATGGTTTCTTGAACAACTTTGTTACAGGAACTGTTTTTTCTAACGCAAATCTTGGCTTCTACGTAGCAACAATTAGATCAACTTCTAATGGTGGAAACACTGCTGTGGACTTAAGAGACGCAGATGGTGATGGTGCCGGTGAAGCAGATCAAATCGTTGAATTGGCTGTTAAAGGTACAAATGCAATAGCCTACTTCGCACCAACAGGTTCGGCAGGTACACTTGCATTAGTCGTTGACGACTCTCAACATGACGCGACTTCAATCGCGAGAATATTAGAGACAATTGACGGTGTTGGTACTGACACAGTAGTAGCGGCGGCAGATCAATTAACTTTCGCATAATAGTTGAAAGTAATCTAATAATAAAATTAGGGCGTTTGAACATTAAACGCCCTTTTTTTACGACTGTACAATAGTTTTTTACCAAAATGTATAAATAATTTTAACTTCGACGCACGGAGCGTGTGTCGGCATTAACGAGAAAATAGGAGAAGTAAAATGCCAAGTTTAACAAACAACAATTTCAGTGCTGATGAAAAAGTAAATGGATTAGGCGCGACTACACACATCTTATCAGTTGATAACGTGTCTGCTAATGGAATCGATACTATTCGTTTAGAAGCGAACAGAGAAGGTTTCACAGTAGTGGCTGTAGAAGCATCTAACTCAGGCGCTATGCAAAATGGTGACATTATTGCAGTACAAGGAACAGGTACACCTTCATTCACAGGATGTACTCTTGTAGGCACTTTCCAACAAAAAGGTGACTAATAATCACTTGAGTTAAATCAATCTAAAAGGGCGGTTCTTTTTAGGATCGCCCTTTTTTTTATCTCCATAAGTATTGTTGGACGAGAGAAACTGTCATATGAGTTATCAAATACACACGTTAATAGACATAACGCCAACAGGAAAACATCGTAATAGAAACGATGAAGGTAAAGCAGTTGACCAACAAACAAATTGGCTAACTTTTCAGAACTGTGCAATGTTGAGGACTAATATGATTTTTGGTGATGTAAGTGTTAAAGAACAAATCGTTGACAAATATTTGTTTGGCAAAGACTTCCAAGGCAAACAAAAAGTGTGGAGTGTTACTGCTACACCTGACCAAGAAGAGTCAGTGAATAGTGATATGCTTAAAGATGATTTTGACCTTGTGCCCATGATAAATGGACTGGACGAAAGCATCAAACAGCACAACGAACTGTTTTTGACACGGGATGAAAACAAGGCAAATATCCTGTTCATTAACACTTCTGATAATGCAGATATCACATAATATAAATAGATGTGTATAGGCGCTAACTAAAAATAGGCAGAACATAAGGC